GCCGATCTTGGCAAGTATCTCCTCTTTCTTCTCTCCCCCCGGTCCAGCCGGGTCTCCGTTCCTTTCCCCCGCGTCCAGCGCGGCTGGGATGACGAGGGCTTCCCTCGTCTCCTACGCCTGGGACGCAGGCAACGATGGGAACTGGCGCACAGCGTCAGCTCCATTAAGAAGGGCCTCCCTTCCATCGTTTGCTCCCACCACTCCCCCCCCTCCGTCCGCTCGTCCTGGTTCTCCAGAGCTTGCGACCCCTCTCCCTCCTCCTCTTCCCTCGAGTACCTTGCCTTTGCGCGCAAAGTTGTTCGGGAGGTCCTCCCCTGGGGTTGGGATAGTCGCTATTTTGACTTTTGTCATAGCTTCTTTCCCAAGCGATCGTCCCGTTTCGATCGCGGCTTCTCTTCCGAATTTTGGTCTTTGGGTTCTTATGAATCCTTCCAGGCCATTGTTCGGGCGGGCGGTCCCCTTCCCAAGGGGGCGGGCGGTTGGAATCTCCGTTATAAGGAGGTCCCTTCCGCTGGGAAGTTGAGGCCTATGGGCATACCGACTTATCGTTGGGATACCCTGGGACCCTTGCACGAGTGCCTCTACTCGTACTTGGGAAGAAAGGATTGGTTGCTTGTGGGCCCGCCCGCAGCATCCGATATCGATCGGGTCTGTCAGTTTGACTGGCAGACTTCCATCGACCTCGTGGGGGCTTCAGACAATCTCAGATTGGATGTTGCCGACACAATCCTTTGCGCGATCCTGTCGCGCTGTGAGAAGGTTCCTGGTTCTGTGCGCCAGGACGCTGTGGATTCCCTCTATCCGTTCGTAGGCGACCAGCAGGTCTCCCACGGACAGATGATGGGCACTTACCTTTCCTTCCCCCTCCTCTGCTTGCAGTCGTACGTGGCGGCCCGTTGGGCCACACGTGACACTCAAGCTGTAATTCTGACCACCGGTGACGACTGCATTATAAGCAGCCCCCGTCCCGTTCTCAATAGTGATTACCCCGACTGGGCGATCATTAATGAGTCCAAAACCGGCCGGTTCAAGTCGGTTGCGGAGATAAATTCCACGTGTTTCCTTAGGGATTCACGGGGGAGGTGGAAGGAGGTGAAGCACCTCAGGAGGGGTGGTGGTACGCGTGACCTCCAGGGTCACGTGCATCAGGCAGCTGTTTGTCGGGCTGCCGGTCCGTTGTGGGAGCGTGCCTTCGTCCTTGCGAAGTCTCGCTCGAGGTGGTGTCTACGCCCGAGCGATCTCGGGTTCAATCTCGGCATACTTGAGGTTTTCAAGTATGAGCGACGGCTCAGCCGTCGCGGATACGCGGTTCTACCGCGCAGCACCGGGCTTGATGACGGTCGTTACCGGCTTTCGCTGGATTCGACGTCCGTGGAGAGGTTGGAGGTCCAGTTGGACCTGTGGGTGGGCGGTCGGTCCTTTCAGACCGAGCGACAGCCGTTGACCTTTAACGCTTTCAAGCGTTGTCTGGTCAAACCATCGTCTGCGTTTTTACGCGCTCGCGCTGGTGGGTGGCGTGGCTGCGAACTTTCGTTCGGAGTACGTACCCCTTCTGTCGATCCTCGTCCGCGTGGCGAGGTCGTCCTGGCGGAGTCTAGACTGTCCTGCAGTCCTGGTCCCGTTTGTTTGGAGGAAGACGGTGTTCTTCTCGTGGTGAAACCCTTTGACCCCTGGTCTTAGCGAAGGTTTTCTGCGGTGTGTCGTGTGTCGACGGACGGTCCCTACGGACCTCTTTCCTGATAAGGACGGCCATTGAGGATCTCTCCTCCGCAAGAGATCGCGTTCTGCCCGTGGAGGGCCACCTGCGATAGCGGGTGTGCGCGGCCACCCTTGACAGGGTAGGGGGACCTTCTCAAGGTCCGAAAGAGAGGGTGAGGCGGCTTAAAATCCGCGGTGCTCCAAGTCAATTGGGCATGTAGGGAGTGGACGCCGGCTAGCCGGCAAGTGGTTGCCTGTGTAGGCAGCAGCTGCGAG